GCTATATGCATAATGCTCTTAAAGGTATACTTATATATCTAAGAGAAGAATGATTATTGATAAATTCAGTCGGAATTAGCAAGCAGCCACTCATTTATATATATTTATATAAATGGCTATTTGAGGTTACCCGAGTATTCGGAATGTTTACCGATATCAGGGATAGTCTTGACCACGATGCAAAGATACAGATGTACCTTCTGCCCGTGTCCTTAGGTCAGCTGTTCGAGCGATTAAACCCGACAGATGATATTATGGATGAATATGCAGAAGATCTGCTATCCGTTTTAGAATCTCCAAGCACTGAACTTTCTCAGTCGTTCTTGGATCTGTTTGATCAGGTTAAAGGGGATATCCTAAACCCGAAATGCAGAAAGCCTTATGTACAAGACTTTAAGAAAGCCCTTAAATCTTTTAAGATCAAGGGGTTTAATGTACATGACTATTATGCTACCCTGAAAAGCAGCACTAGTCGGATAATGATAGATGGCAAATGGTGTAAATTTCCATCCTTTGTCTCATCGCTATTCGAAACTGATGAGCTTCGAGGTTCACCCGAAATTCAAAAGTTTGACCAATTAATCGGTTATAAGTCTGCCTATTTATCTAAAGATGAACAGGTAGCTAATAACTTAAACGTTATTACCGATGTGGTTGAAACCAAAATGATTCCGAACCCATCGAAGTACAAACCTAGAGGTATCCATATCGGATCCAATAGTCTTCAGGATAGATGTAACTGGTTTCATAACCAATTACAGCCATTTCTATTCTCTCTGGAGTCTGATTGTATGATCAGACATCAGAAAGGCGTGGACTTCTTGATGAAGATTACCTCCTCAAGATTTCGGAACGAAAATCAAAATTCTATATTTGTTTCCGATTTTAGCAATGCAACTGATACACTCAGTCAAGAGTTTCAGTGCTTATGCCTAGGAATATTATTTCCTAAGGAAGTGGTGGAATTCTGGCGATATGTATCGCAGCTGCCTAAACAGTTCTATTATCCTGGAAAAGGACAATGGAAAAATTATATCCAAGAGACCGGGCAACCACAAGGGTTGTTGGGTTCTTTTGACGCCTTTTCGTTAGCTCATCATATTTTGATGCTAATGCTTATGAAGTGCACCGGACTAGAGTCTACAAAAGCTGCAGACTTCTACCGGATACTAGGTGATGACTCTATTATCAGTTATCCAACAATAGAATCCACAGAAGATCTGTACACAAAGCACACTTGGCTTTGTACAGAATGTAGTCTCAGAAAGAACGATAGCAAAACTGCTAAATCTTTCTACAATGTTGACACTTTGTCTTATCCAGATGAAATCTTGGATTTTGCAAAGGTTTCTGTAAGTAGGGGTAATTTTCTAACTCCCTTACCGGTTGGACTTGGAATCTTCTATGATAAAGATCCAGCTATCACTAACCTGAGTGCTATATTATGGTATGCTTACCATAAAGTAACATTCAGAAGATGGGCTCACCATGTAGCATTTAAATGCTATGGTAAGAACATTCATGATTTCCTGGTGGTGGAATCTATCCTCACATCAGGTCAAATTGAGTATCTTTCATCATTTAAGGATGAAGAAGTCTTTTCAATGATTGATTCGACACTTTCAGGTGCCTCAATCTATTCATATGGACTATCGGAATACCGAAGTTCACTATTAGGCTACTTTATTTCTGATGAAAAGAAACAAAGCAAGTTAATGAAATCCGTATCATTCGAAAATGTATGGAAAGGTTTCTTCCCTGAATCCTATATGGATCAGTGGTCAAATTTGATAAGTAAAGACCATAAATTCTGGTTATTACTTGAAGAAGCAACAGACCTAGCATCAGAGATACAGGCCCTTTATGAGCTTGGAGATATACGGTTAGCTACTTGCATAGCCGCTCTCTGTAAGAGAATCAATGCCGATGAGGACATTGAATACATGGCCGACTGGGTAAAATCAGTCGAAGAGGATAAGGATACAGGTGAGCTTTGGACTCATCTATCCTATCTTAACTATGATCAGTTGTTCAAGCCTTTAAAACAGGCAGAGCAATTGAGTATTAGGTCTTTGCGTGAGAAATCAAAGACAAAGGCAGGTTTCCTTTACCAAACTACTCGTGAGTTTAGAAGGAACTTTAGAGGAATTGCTGAGATTGATACAGCAATTAGAGACTCCAAGATAGCTATCTTGGATTACATGATCGCTAACGTCTATGAAAACGCAGCAAACGTAGTAGAACGAGATGATGCTTAGACATCTCGGGGGAGACGCCCCTGGCATTCGTCAGAACGCAGGAGTGAGGCATGAACTTT